TGTCCCTGTGAGTGCCATTGCTCATTGAGATTTTCATTGCCTCGATGTCGATTAAGGCACCATTTGATGGGAACTTAATCTCGTAGTCATTTTCTCCAATTGTAACTGTAATCGCCTTTGAAGGCAATGATGCTTTTTCTTTCTGTTCGCTCATATTTTTAAATTAAAAAGGTCTCTATTGAGACCATAAAAATACTAAATATGTAGTGAATGAAAAAATTAAAGATTGTGGTTAACTAAAGTCAATCTTTGTTATAATTTTTATTTAATCATTTTTTTGCAACCACCTTAGCAACAATATTGCCATTGCTATCAAGATTAAAATTTTCGTCACTTAATTTCCAACAAAGGTTATCTGCTAACTTGCTTTTAGTTTGACGCTTTATAATATTTTGCGCTTCTTTCAAAGAAAATTCAGTTTGTTCGCCAGTTTCTGGATTGGTCATTTTTACTGACATTGGCATTCTTGTTCTCAACATATTTTATATTGATTAAATAGTTTTAAATTACTGGGGGAACAACACTGGGTCTAAATACCTTCCTGACTGAGAGTGACCAGAAATAGCTCCTTCAGCTAAGTCCATTCCATCTGATTCAATAAAGAATCTTTTTATACTAGCATAAGGGGTAGCTTTTGGCTTAATTAACCTTGTATTAGGATCAACTAAATCAGATACTTTCTTAAATAAATCCACTTGAACTCCGTCCGTATTCAACAGCAATTGGTCTTCGAATTCTTGATTTGTCTGAACATCTCTACGGATAGCTCCTGGAATTCCTGTGTCTTTAAAGTTGATCTCATAGAAATCACAACTAAGAGAGCCAGTCCAAGCTGTAGCTGGAGTTTCGCTGGTGAGCAATGTACCTAACCCCATTACCTCAACTCGCCTGATTGATTCAGTCATTCTCCAGTTGCGCATCTTACCAATAGGCGTACCGTTCACTCTGATAATTGCCAATGCGCCTGTTAACGTTTTAGTATCTGCCATTTTATTGAATTCTTTTTATTGTATTAAAAATACTAAATTATCAAATTAAGAAATTGGGTCCAAGAGCAAGCCCGAAAACAGAAGAAAACTAACTTCATAGTTGGGTATCACACCGTAATTTATAAAGTAAGCATCTCCCTGCACTGTTACTGTAACATTCTGGAAACTGATAATAAGATTATCTAACTGATCTGTCGCTACTTTGCTTGTCAAGTATGCTTCAACCCATGTTTTTACATCTTCAGCAGAAAGAGTGTTTCTGTTTGCACCGTTTGGTTTTTTAAGCAAAGTCCTCTTACCATTAATTATCAATTCTTTGTTCAACTGTCTAACGATACGAGCAAGTTGTTTACTTGAAGTGCTTCCGTCTGGATTGACTAGATATGAATTGATCTGTAAGGTGTTTACTCCTTTCACTACTTCAAATGCTGAACCGTCCGCTCTTGTCATCAAAACTCCAGCGTCTAGTCCCGCAATAGCCTCATTGTCTCTCAACTGATGTACAACTCCATCTACGCCTATGTTCTTAAATGTCAAAGGTACTTGAGGTGCAAGTCCCGCCTCTCTGCCCATCATTACAGCTGCGTGGTAGATTGATTGATAGTTCTTTAACAGTCTACCGTTGAAATCGGTTCTTTTTACCCCTGAATGAACTAAGGTAACAAATTGGCTATTGAACGCTTGTGCCATATTCACAGAACTTGTAACACCTGAATTCCACTTAGAACTATCATTGCCTCCACCAATATATACATCTGGTTTGATTTTAGCTGCGGTAGCATAAGCCTGAATTGCTAAGTTGTTTGCTGACCTTGCGTTATCCCCCCAATTGTCTGCTAAGATAAAATCATAAGTGCTTCCAGCAATTGCGTCAAGGGCTTGTGTCAAATACTGAGATCCATAAGTATCTGTACCGCCTGTAAACATTCTAAGAGCAGAGTTGGAACTCAAATCTCCTGCATTCACCAATCCTGTACCTGCTATTGAACTTGATTGTCTTTCAAAGTAAGACTGGAAGGTAGGGTCAGAATCCATCCACGCAATCAAAGTAGAAATGTTTGAGAACTCAGGCGACTGCGCAACTACTTCTGCGGTTGTGCTTAACTCGCTCACTCCATCATAAGGAGTGCCGTCACTAATGTCTGTACTTAGCCCTCTGAAAGTTCCCCTTGAGAACTGCATAATAAACCTTGTTGGGTCTATCACACCAGCAATCATTCTTGCAGCATATCCTCTGGTCAATCTTGTTCCTGTTACACCGCCTGTATATGCTCCAGATATTGATCCTGCACCTGTGGCTGTTGCGACCAATACTGGTGTGATTGTGTTGGCTGCTATTCCAAGCCCCCTTGGAGCTGAAAATGTTACAGTAGTACTTGTGCTGGACACTACTGCCGATATACCTAATGAATTGATTGAATTAACAAGACCTGCTACAACGGATGCTATATTGTCCCCTACTTGGGTAGCGTATGTGGCAATTGTTTCACCGCTAGATGTGATAGTGAAAGTACTTGTTCCTACAGTACCTGCGTTTGAAATGGTTACAGTAGCTGCACCTCTAGTTTCATCGCCCATAACACCATTCCCTACCCTGCCTTCTGCTCTATTTCTTAAAGTAAAAGTTCCTCCGTTACCACCTCCACCAGTGAACGTATAAGATACTGAACTTGGTGTAGTCAATGCTGCTTTGATGAATGTCAAAGATGAAGCACCTTGAGTAGCTCCTCCTCCTGGAAAGAATATTGGACTAGATAAAAACCAAAAAATACCTCCGTGTTGATGTGCTTGTGCCGAACCTACGTCTGTGAATGTGTATATTGAATCTAGGTTTTGTTTTAACGTTCCAGCTATACCAGAACCTCCGCCAAAAAAGCGGGAGCTGCCCGTGTCGATAATTAAACAATTCCCGAACTCTAATGCTACGGCTGGATTTTTTATACCGGATTTTACTGTTGAGTAAGCTCCGGGAAGAGAAATTTTACGTCCATCGAAAAAAACTGATGTAGCCATCTGTGTATTTTTAATTTTGTTTTAATTTATTGTAATCTTCTAAGTACATCCATTTAAATCCACAAGCAGTTATGGCTTTTGAATGAATTACTCGTGAGACAGATCTATTTTTAAAAAATCTAACAGCATCACTTATGCAATCCCATTGCTTAACAAAAGAATCATCCATATTTAACTGGACAATTGATTTAGCCACTGGACTATTCTTACCAAATTGTTTTAATTTTTGTAATTCTGTTTTCTTTGTTCCAATCCAACCTCCATTTTTTATCCTTGATAAAACCATTTTATCAATTACATCTTTTGACCTTTCTCTTCCTTTTAATGGAGTCACCCAACCTTCTGGTCTAATAGGTTTTTTACCTAAATGAGATTCACTTAATTTTCTTCTATGTTCATCTGAAAATTTTCTACCTTTAGTTGCCCCAACTCTTCCAGTTAAAGTTTTAGATATTTTCTTTTTAGTCTCTTCTGAAATAGAGAAATCATAAGTATGTTTTCTAATCTCTTTAGTTCTTTTCATCTTAGCGATACTTTCTTCAGTAGGCTTTCTACCTTTCTTCAAAAGGGACATCTTTAAACACGACTCTTCGGTATGCTGTATTCCTTTATTAAAAGCCACTCCCCCTGGAGCTACATTGTAAAACAAGTCTGACTTAACTGCTCCAAAATAGTCGATCCAGTAAATTTCTGATTCATTTAAATCTTCTTTGTCTACACAATACTGAAGAATCTCTTTTTGAAAATTTTCAATGCCGTATTTATTAACTGATTTTTGAAAAAACTTACCTGACCCTATATAGTTTTTATTACGAGCAGAATTCTTATGCTGCCCAATATACTTCTTCCCATTGACCAAATTTGTGGTACAATAGATTGTTCCAAAACAATTATCTTGATTAGGCAGTAAGCTCATTAAATTAAAAATACTAAAAAAAGGTGTAGATTTTAATTTAAAGATTTTTCACTTTTTAGGAAATTTTAGTGAAATTTTAAAATCTTCTTTTTCTTGATCGGTTTTTAAAGAATCGAATTTATCTAAATTATTGTTTCTTTCTTCTGTGGTTTTACCCCAATCCAGATTGTTCATAAATACTTTTTTATTTGACTGGTCTAGATGGGATTCAAAAGACTTCTTGCCATGCAATACCGTTGAACCGTCTGCGTCTTTTTTGTGATAATAGGTATAGTGTGCGTCTGCTGCGTCTTTATGATCTTGTTTTGAAAAGTCTTTGTAAGAATCGTGGTCTGCTGTTCTGTTTTCGTAAATAGGCTTCCCACTTTTTGTATGTCCAATAATTTTCCCGCCCCTTGACCCCTCACCGCCTTTCATGAGATCGTAATTTGAGTTAGATTTTTTTAAATTAGATTTTTCTTCACGATCCGCTGCTGCATGAGTTAAATGACGATGAACTTCATGATCTTCAAGATACGCATTGTGTTTAATAGCAGTGCTTTTATCTTTATTGGGAGCCATCATGTATCTTGAATAAGAACCTTTATCTTTGCCTTTATTAGGCTGTATATGTTCTATTTGTTTATGACCTTGGTAATCAACTAAGGTTTGATGATTTTCACCAGATTTTAATTTTTCCAAAGCCTGATCTGCATAATCTTGATGCCTTTTATAAATTGGAGACCCGCTTGAGGTATGCCCTAAAACCTCTCCACCTCTACTGCCTTCACCGCCCTTCATGAAGTCGGGGTCTGAGTCGGATTTTTTGATTGAATTACCTATTTTTGCAATTCTATCATAAGTTTCTTTTTTCTTTGCTTCAGAATCAGCTATTATTCCAGCAACTTTTTTATGAACTTCCGCATTCTTTTTATTTCCTGCTTTCTCATGATGAGCGGCGGCGTCTCTATGATCTTGTTCACTCCAATCTAACATAGATGGATGATTTTTTTCATAAATAGGTTTGCCACTCTTTGTATGCCCAATGATATGGCCTCCACGAGAGCCTTCGCCTGATTTGGCTTTGATGAGGTCGAGGTCTGAGTCGGATTTTTTAACATTTTCTGTATGCTTTTCTAACTCATGATCGTCATATACTCCATCTCCTCCACCATCATAGTATACACGAAAACGTTTTCCGCCAATTAGTTCTCTATGTATCTTGCCAATAAATGTAGAACCATTAGGCGTTTTACCAGTAACAATATCACCAACCTTATGTCTTCCTGAACCAACTCCACCTTTAACTAGCAAGTTCTCAAGCTGCTCTTTTGCGCTCTCAAAAGTTTGTTCATCAATCAAACCTTTGTTGAAGTTATCTGTAATGATTTGAAGTGGAGTTCTGTCTTCTTTAAAAGAACCTAAGATATTGTGGCCTTGATAGTCAGCTTTTGAAATTATGTTATCCATATTGTAAAATTACTAAAATTATTTTTAAAAAGAACTATCGTCAACCAAATATAATGAGTAGTTTAATTGATTTATTATGGTGTTCACTAGCAATTCTGGGGCTACTGTTTCGTATTCAAAACTGATTGTGATAGGCCTTATAAACCTTCTTTCTGGGGCTGATTCGTTCAATCTTACATCTCCGCCACCTAGTTTTATGTTCAATAATCCTGATAGCTCTAAGTGATTGATACAAGATATAAGGATCATCTTTATGATTGAATAGATGGCTATTACCTCATTCTTATTGTCTGCCATGATAACTATATGATAGGTAGCAGAAAACCTTCTTCCAAACTGAGCTCTCCAAGTGTCACCAAAACCGTCATTGTTTGTGTCTGTAACAAATTCAGGATAGTCACCTTCCCCTATCTGAAGTGAATTAGTTCTATCACTTTCACTAGGTAGGCTTATATGGATTGATATAGGTCTTTTGCTGTCGTGATCGTAGCTCAGTTTTACTTCAATGTAGTTTGGGTCTTCTGGGGTATTGCATATCAGCTTCTTTAGATTATCGTACATGATGTACTTACCTAAAGCAAGTCCGTTGTACATGGTGTACAATAGGCTTTTCTGCTCATTACCTGCTATCACTGCGTTCTTGAAATCTTTTCGGAAAGCATCTAGGCCGTTCTTCAGCGTGTCCGCTAGTATTGAATCTGGTATGATTAAGTTTGTTGCCATTTTATGCTAAACCTGAATTAACTAACCAAGCATCTATTGCCTGACCTACTTCTACTTCTTTGTTCAATTCACTTAACGCTCTTTGAGAAAAGTTTCTAGCTACAAGTCCGGGGTGCAACCACGATGCAGGATCTGAATTTTCACTCACCCTTCTAAAAG